TGATAACAGTGAATGGGTTACATGTATTAATCCCTCGTAAGTCCACATTTCAGTGGCATACGGGTGTTTTCCATGGTAGATCCGCACTTACTATTTCGTAAGCCTCTACAGTGTTCATATGATACCTAGAATTTTTGTAGGAGTAGATCCCGGCACTACTACTGGTTTAGCGGTGCTTAGAACAACTGGTGACGGATACATTTCAGCGCACGATCAGATTAAGGGTGTTGATAATGCTTCTGATTGGTTGCGTAAACATTGTGAGGGGCAATTTGTTGTTTTAATTTATGAATCTTTTTATATTGCTCAGCGCACGTTAAAGGCTGGCACTAAAGGGGTTCATGATGCGTTAGATTTAATAGGTTGGATTAAGTTAGAGTTAGGTGATTGGATTGGTGTGCGTGTGTATGCTCAGTCGCCTTCTGAAGGTAAAACGATTAAAAATGATGCCTTGAAAGGCATGAATTTGTATAATCCAGAGATGCGTCATGGTTCTGATGCTATGCGTCATATTGTGAGGCATCATTTGAATAAGATACCTGATTCGCCTGTTTCCAAAGCGTATTTGGAGGCTGTCAGGGTATAGAAAGGGTAATTATGACTGTTCATTACAGTGAAACGACTATCCATTTAAAGGAAGATATATCGGAAGCTAAAGTCCAAGTGAATCATCGTTCGTATGGCACTGTTGTTAGGCTTTTGTTTAATGCAAATCATAGTGTGAGAATTTTCTTTGATACTCGTGAAGATTTTGCAAACTTCTTTAATGTTATGAGTTGGGAAGTTGATGAGGAGATTGTTAATGGCACAGATGAAGAATAGGTTGTATGAAAAAGCTTTAAAGAAAATTGACCGAGATCCTGTGTTTAGGATGGCTGTTCTTATTATTGTTGAGGATCTTGTGGATAAGGCTATGGCTGAGATGAAAGAGAGGAAGAATGCTACTTGATTATGCGTTAGATCGTTTTAAGTTGGATGTTTTGCCTACGAATCCGTATCGTCATGCTGTTGATGGTGAGATTGAGCGTACTCCGTATCAGACGTTGGTTGAATCTGATGTTAAGGTTGATGGGTCTACTTATTATTGGTCTGATAGTTATACCAGCGTGTTTGATATGATTACGTCTGAGTGGTATGACACGGCTACGTTATCTGAGTCTGCTAAGGCTCGTGTTGAGTGGTGGGGTAATGAGCGTAGGATACGTGAGTGTCGCCGTAAAACTATTAGTAACAGTGATCGTTTGTTTGGTTATCAATGGCAGACGGGGCTTGTGTTTGATCAGATTAATCATGTGTTTATTAATGATGGTACTGGCTTGGGCAAGACTCGTTCTGCGTTGTCTTGTCTTGAGAATAATTTCAAGATGGGTCCTAATCTTATCATTTGCCCTAAGATAGCTATTGATGCGTGGACTCGTGAGATTGATTTTCTTTGGGGTGCTGGTGTAGCTGATTATATTACTATTGTTGGTGATAAGAATGAGCGTGCTGAGCGTTTACAGCATATCAATGATGTAGATTTTGTTATTATCACGTATGATTTGTTGATCAAACATATTAGTTGTCGTCATTGGCAGGGTTCTAAGAAGTTACCTCAAGGTGAGCTTGATAATATTAAGTGGAATGCTGTTATTGCTGATGAGTCTCATCGTATTAAGAATCCGCAAGCTTTGAGGACTCGTTGTGCTTGGACTGCTTCTTTTAATGCGAGCAAACGTATAGCGTTGACTGCTACTCCTATTACTGTTGATCCTCAGGATTTGTGGGGTCAGCTTAGGTTCTTGTCACCGAAAGAGTTTAGTTCTATTGGCAAGTTCCGTGATCGTTTCCTTAATATGCAGAAGAATCAGCATGGTGGTGTGGATTGTTTGGGTTGGAAACCTTATGGTGAGTTGCATTATCAGCAGATTATGGGTTGGCGTACTGTTCGCCGTACTTTTGAGTCTCCTGAAGTTCAACATGCTATGAAGGATATGACTATACCTGAAGAGGGTCCGCTTAGTGTTAGGCATTTGGATTTAACTCCCCTTCAGGAGAAGGCATATAAACAGATGAAGGATCATCTTGTTTTAGCGTTGAAGGATTGGGATGGTACGACTATTGCTCAGAATCATTTGGATATGTTTATTAAGTTGCGTCAGATAGCTAATGGGATGCCTGTTACGACTGATGATATGAAGGTTGTTGGTTTGGATGTTCCTTCTAATAAAGCTTCGGCTTGTTTAGAGATCATTCAGGACGCTGATTGCAATGTTGTTGTATTTGCTGAGCATTCTAAGGTAGCTGGTATGTTGTTTAGATTCCTTGAAGATAAGCTTGATAGTCGTTTCACTACGAGGATTATTACTGGTGAGACTAGGCAACCTACTAGGCTTTCTTATATTAATGAGTTTCAGAGTGATGAATATGAGGATAAGAAAGTTTTGGTATGTACTACAGGCACTATGTCTGAGTCAGTGTCGCTTACTAATGCAGGTCTTCTTATATTTGCTCAAGAGCCTGCGTCTATGCAACAGTTCATCCAATGTCGTGGTCGTGTCCGCAGGATAGGTTCTAATATTGTTGTTCCTGTTATCTCTTTGCGTTCTAGAAATACTGTTGAGGATAAGCTGGCAGGTAAGATGAGTTTGAAGTTGGATTTCCTCCGTGAGTATCTACTTCAGATGAAAGGCGACAAATCCCTGTAATCTAGGGTATCATCTAAGCGTGACTCCTAAGGTACTGTTCTATGACATAGAAACAGCCCCTAATTTATCGTATGTGTGGGGTCATTATCAGCAAGATGTTATAGCTCATGAACGTGAGTGGTACATGTTGTGTTTTGCTTGGCGTTGGGGTCATCAGAAAAAAGTTCATGCCTGTGCTCTCCCTGATTACCCTGACGCTTATGCAAAAGATCCTGAGAATGATTACCATGTGTGTAAGAAATTGCATGAGTTGTTTGATGAGGCTGACATTATTGTCGCCCATAATGGAGATAAATTTGATTACAAGAAAGCGAATGCTAGGTTTATTGCGAATGAACTGGGGCCAGCATCACCTGTGGCTAGCATTGATACTCTTAAGGTTGCTCGCAAGCATTTTAACTTTACTACTAATCACCTCAATCATTTAGGTAAGTACCTTAATATAGGTGTGAAGACAGATACTGGTGGCTTTAAAACATGGGCTGGCTGTATGCGTGGTGATCCTAAAGCATGGAATACTATGGTGAAATATAACAAGCAGGATATTAACTTGTTGTATGACGTGTACATGGCTCTTCGTCCTTGGATGGACAATCATCCGAACACTAATATGTGGACTGAAGAAGATGGTTGTCCTACATGTGGTTCAGATAACCTTCAGAAGCGAGGGTTCAGGTACAATAAGACTTCTAAGTATCAGAGATGGCAATGCATGAGCTGTTATTCTTACAGCAAAAGCAGGATTGCTGATAAAACTTTTAAGCCTGATATCGTACCGTAAAAAAAGAAAAAAGACCTTAAAAAAGAAAGGAAAAGAAAATGTTGAATAATACTATTGACGTTCATGAGGATTTATCAGCTCATGAACCTGATGAAACCTATTTAGTTTCTGCGTATATATCAAAGATACCTAGACACACACCTCATGTTGATGAATGGAATGAGTTTGTGTTTCAATACACTGTTTGTCTTGGGATACCACATCCTAGTTCATCACAGTTATACCGTCATGGTAGTCGGAGCTTTGATACCTATGATGAAGCTTGTGAAAGTTTGAATATTTACTTAGCTGGTTTTTATGCTAGGGAGGATTGATGCCTACAGTAATTGAGAGAACTAACGAAGCAGGTATATACTCTCGTCCTGCTGGTCGTATGAGTATCTCTGCTACAGGACTTGTGTCTTATAGTCAGTGTGCTCGTAGATTTAAATGGTCACGTGAAGATAACTGGCAATATGATGGCCCTAAAAAGGCTAACGCTATGTGCCTTGGCTCTATGGTCCATTACTTTCTTGAGATGGGAATACCGTACATGTTTGATGGCGGTGGTCCTGCTACTGCTACTCATAACTGCAGTAAAGAACTTGATTCTTGGATAGCTGAGTATACAGATAATGAGATGGTTCAAACACAAATATACACAGATATAGTTCCTTACGCTAAGTTCATGGCGACACAGGCTTTCAACTGGTTTGATGAGACAAAATTTTGGGATCGTTATGACATAGTGTCAATGGAGAAAGATTATGCTTGGGATATTGCACCACGTTGGGAGCTTCGCTGTCGTCCTGATCTTATTGTACGTGATCGGGTCACTGGCACGTTAGGCATTATTGATTTCAAGACTGGTCAGTCTATTGATCAAGCTCCGATGAACTCTGATTGGCAGATGCGTACCATGGCTGTTGTCATTGAGAATCTATTACATGAAGAGGTTGCTTTCGGTGGTCATCTCCGTATCAAGAAGATCAAATCCAATCGGGGCAAACCTCCTTACGTTCAGCTTAATGAGATGCGTTTTGATAAGGAACGTATTGAGTTGGCAGAAAATGAAATTATGAATTTGATGATACAAATGGGCCATGATAAGATACACTTACCTTCACCTACTTGGACTTGTCCCTCAATGTGTAGCTTTTATGATGCATGTGAGGCTAAGAGTGCTAACCAAGATTGGGAATATGTAATAGAAGTTGACCACAAGAAAGGAACAGATGAGTGATCTAAAAGTTTACTTACATATACATGGTGTGTTCGGGTCAGGTAAAACAGCCTTCGGGTTGACTGCTCCAGCTCCACGTTTAATAGCTGATGTTGAGGGTGCTTCCTTCAAGTCAAAATATGGAGGGTACAAACAGCTATGGTCTGACTGGGATCAAGAAAGTATACCTGAAACTGTCGTCTATCCTATTAAGAAAGAGGATGACCTTAGGATGCTTATTGATTACCTTAAGTTAGGTGACCATCCCTTTGAAAGTTTTATAGTTGATAGTTTAACGTTGTATCAAACCAAGCTAAAGCGTGAGCTTCAGCAACCTAACAAAGCATTTAATCCTGATGCTGAGTTCACATTCCATGCGTGGAATCGTGTGCTTAATCATATGCTTATGCAATGTGAAGACTTGTTGTCTTGTGTTGAACCAAGCGCAAACAAACCTATCAATGTGTGCCTCATCTCAGCTACTGATCGTGAAGCTCACTACATGCGTCCTCTATTAGAGGGACAGATCAGGAAACGATTGCCCGGTTTGGTAGATATTCATGGGCATATTAAATTGCAACGTGATAAAGATAATGTGCAACGACAAGTGCTACAATTTGAACCTAGCGATTTAGTAGATGCAAAGTGTCGGCTTTGGCAAGTTGCAGAACAACATCCGGATGGCTACATTGTAGACCCTACGATAGAAAATATAATTAAAAGTCTCAATAATAATAGAGAAGAATAGGAGAGGTATTATGCCTTCATTTAGTAATTTGCGTTCCGAAGCGGAGGAGCGTTGGAAACCCGAAGAGGGTGGAATGTATTCCGTATGTGCTGTTGAGGTGCGTGTAGGAGAAACCAAGAATGGTTATCCTGCTATCAACTTATGGCTTGAAGTTATTGGTAACACACCTGATGCAGGTGAACGGTTCTGGGATGGTACGTATTTCTCAGCTAACAAACGTGGCAATAACATGTCATTCGCTAAGCTTGAAGCTGCGAGTAAGGAATTGACTGAATCTTTTTGGGCTTCAGATCCTGACGAGGTAGCAGTAGAGCAGAAGCTTATGGGTTCTACATTCCAAGTTCAAACCACGTTTGAAGAGAACCGTGACGGTGGAGATCCATGGTTGCGTTGTACGTATTTACCTTCTGAAGATAAATCACAACCTGATTTTTAATATGACTGGGGGCTGACATGAATCCGGATGTAGCAACTTCCGTAGCTAATCAAGCAAGCGCTAAGACTCTGCGGAAGGAGTTACATCCGGCAGTCGTCCTTAGCTATTATAATCATGAGCCTGAGATCGTTGGAAGACTTAGGCTTAGTTATTGTTCCCCATTTAGGGATGACACCAACCCTTCATTTGATGTGTTTAGGAGTAGGTCACATGAGTGGAGGGTTGGTGATTTCGCTGAAGGATGGCAAGGTTCTTCTATAGATTTGATACTTCGTTTCAATACTGATTGGAACACTGATCAAGCTATTGACTTTGCCAGAGTATTGTATGCTAACCAGTTAGCTTCTGGTGCTGAGTATGATACTTCTTCAACGATGAACCAGCGTGAGTTTAGGTGGCCGAACCCTAAGCACAGCGATCAAGCTGCTCAGCGCTGGCATTACTATTACAGTCGGACGCATCCGTGCTTGCCTCCTGTAGGGTATCTCCGTTCGGCGTTCCGCATTCATGTCATGGCGAATGAGATGGTGTGGGTTCCTTACTATGATGATGAGCATCGTGTTACTGGTTACAAAACGTTGTCTCGTAGTGGTGGTAAGCGTGCTGGTGTGGGTTCTAAGATGTCTTTGTATGGTAACAAGGAGTTCTTGTCTCGTCTTAAGTATTCTAATCACCCTGTAATAATATGTGAGGGTGAGTCTGACACGTGGGTAATGGACTATTTGTATGGTGATGAGTATGTAGTTGTAGGATTTCCGGGCGCTAATCAAAATGTGCAGGAAATGCTTGGTGTTTTTGAGGATTCTGTTTGGTCTGAGCGTCATATATGTATTGTCTTTGATGGTGATGCAGCCGGTACTTCTGGTCGTGCTCAGGTAGCTCAATGGTTGTACAATAAGAATGCTATAGTTACTATGACTCCGTTGCCTGATGGCAAGGACGTTGCTGATATGCAGGAGGATGATATTCGTGACGTGTTTGATGAGTGGCAGATGCCTTATGGTGAGCCTCAGAAGGTAGCTCGTGCAGGTACTATCTATCGTAGGCTTACTGCTGATGGTTCTACTGGTACTGAGATTACGAACTGGGCTTTTGATATTGATAGGTTCTTGATTGGTGAGGACTCTGAATCGTGGGCGTTAGAGGGTACTGTTATTCCTACTGGTCGTAAGGCTACGATTACTTCTGCTACGTTTAGGTCTGTTCAGAAACTTATTGATTGGTCGCAACGTAATACACGTCAGTTCTTTGGTAACACTACTGATGCTCAGAAATTAGGGTCTTACCTGTTAGATCAGGCTACACTTAGTCCTGTGGGTAGAATGACTACACGTATAGGTCTTCATCGTGGTGATTTTGTTTGGCCTGATGGTTCTATTGGTGATCAGGATTGGAAGTACATTAGTAAGGAGACTGGGTTAACGTTAGATGATCGTCAAGTTATGTTAGCTCCACGTGTTACTCCTTCTAAAGTTTTACAGACGCTTCAAAAGATGTCGGAGCTTCATATTTTTGATGTCACTATTCCACTGATGTGCTGGCTTGCTGTCGCTCCGTTGCGTCCCTTGTTCAGAGAATTTCCTATACTACATATTTCTGGTACGTCTGGCTCAGGTAAAACTACCTTGACTCAGGTCATGATGTTTATGTTCAGTGGTTCTAGGATTACATCTAACCTTACGACTACTACTCCGTATGCTATCTCTGCTCACTTTATGGCATCTAATGCTTTCCCTATTTGGTTTGATGAGTATAGGTTAGGCGCTAGAGATGATGCTCGTAAGACTTTGGATCAGTTGTTACGTGATACGTACACTGGTCAGGTATCTACTAAAGGTTCTATGAGTAATAACCGTGCTGAAGTTACTCAGATCTTGACTGATACGCCTGTGATTATAACTGGTGAAGATACTCTGTCTGAGAAATCTCATGTTGATAGGTCTATCATTTTGAATATACCTATGGAAGGTAAAGACAAAGAGGCTCTTGCTTACTTTGACTTTGAAGAACCTGTAGCTCATAACTATTTGTCGTGGTTGCATAGAAACTTTCTAACTACTGAGGTGTTGTTACCTGATGTTACGTTACCTGATGATTTGTCCCCTCGGCAACGGCATAATTTCCTAGTGTTACATTATGGTTACGAACTTATATCTAATTGGATAGAAGATCTACGTGTTGATACTTCTTCCACGTGGGAGCTACCAGAACTATCGTTTAATCTTGCGTTACGTGACGCTCGTGTAGCTACTGAAGAAGATCCTATTATGGAATTGATACGTTGGGCGTATGAAGCTGATGAGAATGCTGTCTTTGCCTTGGAAGGTGAAGATAAAATAGGTATATCTACTATTGAATTGATGCGTTTGCAGAATGCTCCTTGGGGTCCCAAGTTACCGTTACCTTTTGAGAAACATACAGCGTTTGCTCGTTGGTTAGAAGATCATTTGAATGCTACGAAGGATCGTGTGTTCTATAATGGTAAGCAACGAAGAGTGTATGTGATAGATAGAGATGTGGTGATGGAATGAGAAGTTTAGATGATCCTAAAACTCGCAGTACTTTGTTGATGGCTATTGCTGTTGGCAAGACTAGAGCTGAGGCGTGTGGTGATGCTGGTATTACTGTACAAACGTTACGCCGTCAAGAAAAACATGACCCTGATTTCGCTGATCAAGTGTTAGATGCTGAAGAAGCTGCCTTTGATCAGGTAGAAAGACGTATGCGTGAGATGGCTGTGGCTGGTGATTCTTCTATGATTAAAGAGTATCGTTCTCTTAAGCGTAGGCGTGAGGCTAGAGAAGCTAGGACTTCTAAGCTTGAGGTTGAGTCTACTCACACACATGTTCTTGAAGCTACTGATACTATTCGTGAGCTGATTGGCACGTTGAAGCAACGTCAGCTTAGTGCCAGTGTGATAGAAGCTGAGATTATTGACGAGGAACCAGTGAAGCAGGAGGAGATTGAGGCATAGAGCCTTGTATCCCTCCAAGTTTGAGCAGAGTATCTAGCCCTACGGCTTGCTCGCTCCTTGGATCTACCCTGTCTGGTACTTTCATTGGTATCGGTAGACCTAACGCTCTGCGTTGAGAGTTAGTTAGTCGGTTCTTTCCGTACACGAGGAAGTGCATTATGTCTTCTTGCGTGGGTCGTATTCCCATGACGAAGGATGCTATTGTAGCTACTGCTATATCTTCTTTAAGTTTTTTGTTGAACTCTTCTAGCTTTTGCCTGTCTTGGAACTTGTCTGTGTTCCAGTAGTCTATTGTTTCTATCCCAAAGAGTGTTGCTTTTGTTTGACGTGACATGTCGTCTATCCATTCAAGGAATATTTCTGGGGTAGAGTATCCTCGTTCAACTCCATCTCTCCAGAATCGTTCAGCGTCTGTGATTTGTGGACGTAAACGCTGGGCGTAATCTATTGATATTCCTAGCTTGTCAAATAAGAATCCGAGTTGTGTTTCTGATTCCAGTAAGTTTTGTTCAGCAGTATTTTTTTCATCCCACATGTTGTCTCGGTATCCTTCAATCCCGAATGTTTCCAATGTGTCTGCGTTGAATCCGAATGCTGGGTGAGCTAAGACTATGTTCATTATGTTCTGATCGCTTAGCTTAACTTTTGGTTCGCCATCTCCTACATCTTTATTAAGAATAGTTTCTACTGATTGAATAGATGCTATTACTTCATCCCATCTTTCATCATCTGTCTGGGCATTTTTGTATGTCTGGACTAGATCTATGCCGTACTCTTCAGTTAGTATCCTTCTACCTTCTGCTGATACTCCGTTTTCTGCTGAACGTATTGGATCTGCTGAATAGAATTGACCTGTCAAAAATGAATCAGCTTCTGCGTATGTTCCATAGTCTCTTAGCTCTTGCATTGAAGGTATTGCTACCCCTTTTTCTTCTAGTTCGTCTACCATTTTGTTCCATTGTGTACGCCATGCACCGATCATTCTCATTTGTTGATCATCATCTAAGAGGTAGCTGTCTACTCCAAGGAACATACCTAATGCCCTAAAGTACAGTCGTTCTTTAGGTGATAGGTTTGCTTTAAGATCTGATTCTATTTGTTGATGGTCTGCTATTACTGAAACTCCTAGGTCTATTCCTTTGCCTTCTAGCCAGTTCATTAGACCAGTCTTTTCCATTACGCTTACCATCTTTGTTACTGTTGGTATGCCTGCTCCAACGAATCGTAGTACCGCATTGTTTCCACCTTGCTCTAACATTCCTCCAGTAAATGCGTTTCGTCCGTGCATCTCATCGTATGCCCAGTTAGCGTATGATAGAGTACCACCTGATAACAGTTGTGTTACTTCTTTGATTCGTTGTCCATAGTTAATCTTGCCTGTAGCTGGATGTGCTCGTGAGATCCATTCGGGATAAGCACTGTGCGCTATAGGTAATAGCATTGGGATTGTGGCTATTCGTTCTACTGTTTCTAAAGCTGCGACTAGTGGAGTTTCAAATCTACCAGCTACTAGTCCTCCTCCTCCTAGTACGTATCCTGTTTCTCGTAACCAATCAGGCCTGAATCTATTTGGATCAAAATCTCCTCCTGAGAATGGAGAAAGCAATGATTCTACGACTGCTTCAGATAGTTTCTGTAAATGTATTACGTTTCCGGGGCTTTCCATAAGCATACGTGCTTGTAGCTCTGTGTTTTTACGCATGAATGTGTAGAAACGGCTCAAGTTATTCTTTATGCCCAGTTCAGTTGCTGTTAAATCACCGTAATCAAAGAGATAATCACGTACTCGTTGTGATGCAAGCATAGGGTTTAATGCTTTTGATTCTATCCCATCTAAGTACAGTGCTATACGTGCATTGTCTTCTATTGCTTGACCTACTTTTTGCCCTGACTTGATCACGGGGTTGTTTACTAATATGTTTCGTGCTCGCTTAGTGCTGGCTCGGTTGCCTGCTTGTAAGAATATTTGCCTATCGTATTGCAAGTCTTTAAAGAATGAACTATTTAATACAGCGTGGTGGTTAAGGTTCTTTAAATGCTTAGCGTCTTTAGGAGATAATCTAGTTGTTACTACTTGACCCCTCTTGTTTCTCATTGTTATGACACCTTTGTTGTTCTTTATGATGTCATCTATTGCCTCACCGTATGTGTGTATGAAGTTTTCTATTTGATGTTCGTGAACGAAAGCATTTATTTTCTGTAGTTTCATTGCATCATGAATGTATCTAGGGTTTCTCATGCCTGCGAGTGCCATGTTAAACCAGTTACCTCCATGGTTTCTGGCGTGGAATCCTACACCTGCGATGAGAGGAACGGTAGCGTAAGCTGACCATGATGTGTTGAGCTGACGTGAGAAGTTCATCATGGTGCTTTGCATGTAGCCATCTTTTATTCGTGGCATAATGTCTTGCATAAGATGCTTTGTTATCTCAGTATCTAGTAGTACTGCATGTGTTTCTCCACCAACTTTATGCACTGTGTATTTTTTCAACTCAGGATGACTGGACACTTTTTCTATTAATGATTCCATAGTCATATCCCAATCACCAAGGTTTTCTGCCGATATAACTTCTCGCCTACCTGTGTTAAATGACCTCCAAGTAAAGGAGAACACTCCGTCATCCGATCCTTTTGGAGGAGCATGAAAATCTCCATCTATTGCAGCAGGTCTTTGCGTCCACTTATCAGCAGTTTGTGGACTCTCTAACCATTTCTGTCGGTAGTATGCACGAGCTTCATTGTTAACGTGAGGTATTGGATCATCCCAACCAACAGAACCTCCACCAATTCTTGGACCTTGTGACGTTGGTCTATACGTTCCATCATCTATTGATTTAGTTTTAGTTACTACATCTTCTAATGCAAATTCTTGACGTATCTTTCCTAAAACCTTAGGAAAGTTTCTTTCCCAAAATTGATCATGTTTAACTGGATACCTAATGGGTTGTTTCCCTGTCTTTTTAAGCAGGTTAATAAGTTTTGGATTTTGTTTTATTGATTCACGAATAAGATTTTCCATTAACCTTGCGTCAAATTGACTTAGTTCATCATCAGGTGTTAACCGTGAAGCGTCAGGTTTCCTTCTATCCGAATACTTAGGGTTGTTAGCACGATCCCATCCATATTTTATTGCTTCGTCTTCATCCATCACACCTTGATGCTTTGAAGCACCTATCTTCTCTCCCTTTTTCTTAGGCAAATATTTGTTGTATGTTGGCTTGTGAAACTTTCCTGTCTTTAAAGTTTGATACGCATGTTCAACGCTCATGAACTCCATTGCTTCATCTATGTCATCCCATCCTTCTAAGTGTTTAGGATTGAACGTAAACTTTCTTTTCCATTCCCTTGAAAGCACATTAAATTCGTTCTTAACGTTCTTTGCAATTTCTACAGGAGGCAGATTACCATCCCAATAGGGGGTATCTTCAACATGATTAATAATTCTTTGTTCAGTTCTTGTTGTAGTCTGTCCTGTTATAGGATCTTCTTTAACTGGCTTTGTTTTCCAGTTGTTTTGATACCATTCACCTATTTCTTTCGCCCAGTCTTCACGATTTTTTAATGGGACATCAGGTCGCATAGGTCCACGTGGTTTACTAAACGGTATACCTATCTCTTCCGATTCTTTAATTAACGTATTTAATTCATCAGGAGTAGCTCGTACTTTGGTAGCTACATAGCGTCCATCTCTTTGTTCAAACGTAAAATCATTTAATAAATCTATGACTCGTTTGTTAATTTTATTGTCAGCTTCAGCCAATGTCTTAGTATGTAATGCTTCTGCTTCTTCAAGTTCTTTAGTCGCTCTCTTTAATATTGCATCGTCAGCTTCTACAACGTTATCTATTCTGCGGAGATCTTTTAGATCTCTACCCATTCCTTGCCATTCAGTTTCTAAAGCTTGCTGACTCATGCTAGAGACTTTGCTTTTACCTGCTTGTCCTGCTGAGCCTCCGTCAAACATGTTGGCTAGTTCACGCATCTTAGCGACAAGATATTGTAATGTTTTAGGTGCTCTTGTGGAGAGTTGAGCTGCGCCTGTCCCTAGATTAAGTACACCTTTCTTAGATACTGGAAAATGTATGTTCTCAAATTCTCCAGTAGACATCTTTTGAAGTATTGTTTCAACGTCTTCATCTATCATTGCCTTATTCTTGCCAAGATTTTTATCAGACCAGTAATCTTTAGTGCCTCTACCAGTACTATTCTTTGTCCTTACACCAATAGCATTACGTTCATTTCTTATTTGCGCTTGAGTTTTACTTGGCGTTTTCGCCCTTCCAGTGTGTTGTATCTTTGCAGACGCTACGTTATCTCCGAAAACGTACAACGTTTTAGGATTAGCTTTGAGTACTGCTGGTGTCATATGCACATCAGTTTTAAGAACAGCTACCTTACCAATTTGTTGTTCAACTTTAGGTACTTGATGTATTAAAGGTTTGTACGCTATTGCATTTGGATCTACTTTTTCAAATGTCATTCGGTATCTTGGCCATTGTGCATTGCCTTGTACACGTGGGTCCATGGGTTTCCCATTAGGTCTACCGTATGCTTTTTTAATGAATGTATCTAGATCTTTGTACCCTTCGGAAGCAAGGATTCTTGCTACTAACTTATCGTCTTCCCACCATTTATCGCCAAGTCTTTTAAAGCTGGTAATTTTTACTAGCTGTCTACGTCCTCCAGTTTTGTCCGCCATCGTTATGATGTCGCCTTCTTTAATAGACTTGATGCTCGCACCAAATGCTTTTTCCCAAGCGCTTTGACTACGTGTTGTTGAAGTTCTATCTCCACTTAATATGAAATCGTGAAGATCTTTATTGCCTTTGCCTTCTACTAAATCGCTTTGTCTTGCACTTACCCTGAATGAACTACGTACTACTACTTCTTCTTGAGCATCTAACGCACCAATTACACGCTTATCTCCCTCCCATTGCCCTACTCTTCTAAACGTGAGACTTACACGTGGTAAATCATCTATGAAATCTATTTGATGGAAAAGATCTCTTTGGAATTTACCACCTGACATAATATAGATGTCTCCATCTGTAATAAGATGTGATTCTAGCTCTTTAGCTATTCGCCCTGTTGGAAGTTTCTTACCTTCAGGCCCTATCCATGTTTGCTTTTGCGGTCCAATATTTACTCTGGCATTTCCTCCATAGCTGACAGTCATCACTGGAGAGTAACCTGTATCTTTTGCTTTTATTCCACCAAGATTAAATATGTCTTCAGCATCTGCGTGAGCGACAAGGCCTTCGCTTACTCTTGCTTCCTCTACTAATGCACGAGCCTTATCTTCAGGAACTCCTTTCTTTATAAAAGTTCTTATAAGATTTTCACGGTTCGCAGATATGATTGCTTCTTTGTTCTTATAACCATTGACCAAAACACTATTAAAATAGCCTTTAGGATATCCCATTTTAGTAGCAGCTTCATCAGCTAAAGTTTGGAACTCATCAGGCATAGCACGAGCAGCATGTTCAGCGCCTCTGTATTTGTACGGTTGAGGACCAAACCAAGATTGTCTATGGTTCCCTCCTTTCCAAGATGTATTCCAAAAAGCTGTATTAAGTTTTTCGTCCATACTTTTAATGATTGACATTATGTCTTTGAAGCCGTTACTTTTACCCTTTTTGCGTAGTATCCGTACACCATGTTCACTAGTAACTACGTTCTCTATGTCATCAAGTTTTGGAAGTAACTTGCTAAACTCTTCTTCAGCGATAGGTCGCATCCTAGGAGTCACAGCTTGCGGTGTAGTCAACTGAGTTATTGATTCATCAGGTGCTCTTACTCCTTGAGCGAGAGGACCATCAGGTAATGTCTCTATTATCTCACGAGTAATTCTGTCAACTATTTCTTCATTAACATCTATGTTTCTAGGACCTGCTACGTTTAAGTTCTTAACTCCATGTTTCCTTAACCATTCATGGAACCATCGTATTGATTCAGGAGATGAATCCTTCAATACCAAGACAGGGCGTTCTAAACCTTCAGAGAGAGAGTTGCCTTTCAGTACCATAGCGTCTGTATTTTTTGCGTAGTTAGGAACTAGTCCATTTTCCAAAGAACCTGTCATTGATGCTGCGTGGCTTGCAGCCCTATCGCTTTGCATTGGAAGATATTCTCCACGTGCAAATCGGAATGTGTCTTGGCTACCTCTACCGTCAGGGAATAGTCCAGAGAACTCGGAACCTTCTTGCTTAACATGCTTTAACATGTTTTCGCCTTGCGGGAACGGATTATCTGGTTGGTTAGGTACTGCAGATTTCCAAGCATCTGTATTTCTTTTCGCATATTTTGCAATTACTCGGTTAGTTACCCTAGTAGTACCAATCAATCTATTGAAAAAATCACCGGCACTCATGCCAGCAGGTTTAAATGCATTAGGATCAATAATTATCGTAGCGTCATGATCTATAACGTTACGTGCTGTCCTAGCTGTGTACCCAGCACGCAAAGCTGGATCATGTTTCATTCCATAAAAGTGACCAGTTGGATCGTTGTCTACACCTCGTCTGAAAGCGTTAGGTATTATCCCATCGTGACTTGTTTTAAATGGAACTTCAACAGGTCCCGCAAGACCTTCGTAATTTACGCCTCGTTTCCCTTTGTATCCTCCTCGTATTTCCTCACCTTTTTTATATGTAGTTCTACTTATTTCTTCCCCATTCTTATTTCTTCTGATCCATACAAAGTCATCGTGAGGAGCTTCATAACCTTTACCAATCCACCCATTACCTCGGTATCCTAGTTCGGCTCCTGTACGTTGACCTGCTTGATCAGCTCCAGTAGCCCAACCACCGCCAAGACCTGTTAGCCCTTCTTCATCAGGTAACGTTCCATAAGCAGCGTAGCCGTCCTCTTCCACTGTAGGGACATGACGATCTCTTAGTTTCTTAGCAATCTTTCCTCGCAAATCAAAAGTATGTACGTTACCAGCTTGGTCAGTTCTTTTAACAAACGTTCCTTGTACAGTGTGTCCACGTTGAGGTAACGTACCTGATTCTGGACCACCCCATTCAAGTTCTCTAGCATGTTCTAATGCTCCACCATGATTGTTTTGATATGCACGTTTAATGTCACGTGCCCGTGTGAGCCCAGCTTTAGCATCTCGTAACTTACCCTTAGCTACCTGTAGCGCATTTGCTGTCTCTTCAGTAGCCCCAAATGTTTTCAAAATTTGTTGCTTGATTCTGCTCAAAGTATTCTCTTGAACAGCGTTCATCGCTTTTACCCCTTCGGGAATAGGAGGTTTCCTTACTGTCCTAGAAGCTACACCGCTGGCAGATATAGGTCTTGAAAGATCTTTAGCTCGCTCTATCCCTTCTTGCAAACCTTTAAGGTTGTTGTCTAACTGTAAAAGAATTTGTTCTACGAAATCATGTGCATTTAATTGCCCCATTGGCTCTGTTTTAGCAATACTATATTCAACTACATCGTTTATAGATGGACGTAATTCAGCAGCTTCTTTATGGCTAACAAAAACACCAGACATTATGTTGTCTTTGCCAGCGTCCTTCCCCCCTAAACTTCTAAGCTTTGTAAGATCACGTGTGGCTTCTATACCTTGAACATTAAAGTCAGCTTTCTGTAATGCTTGGCTTGTGATATTAGATGAGTCACTCCAGAACGCTGTTGTTTGTTGTTGGCGTGCTTTAGGTAGACCTTCCCAAGCTTTCCTATAAATATTGTATTGCACTCGTTTTAACCACGGCATTAAAATGTCCCAGTCATCAGCACTTAAATCACCAAGAGTAACAACTTTATCCCTAGCAGGCAGTTTATCTCTCAACTGTTCTAGTTCTAATTTCTTTACGGCTGTTTTAGCTATCCGATCTTCAGTTGCAGCTATAGTATTAGCTCGTATTATTTCATCATCTGTTCCTGATGTTCCACTCTTAACTCCACGAACTTTTTGACTTTCTAATTGTTTAACTCTTTCAGTAGCACGCTGGTACTCATCAACTTTGAATTTAGAATCCTTAACAATTTCATCCAATTCTTTTTGAAGTTTCTTTATTTCTTTTTCCCTACCTGTAGACTTTTCATATCTACCGACACTTAAATCTTCAGCTTCTTTTGTTAATTTCTTAATGTCCGCAACAATTTTCTTCGCTTCAGGAGTAGCATAAGCTTTCTCAGTAAGTGTTTTTTCAAGTTTAAGTACATCATCTCTAGCAGATTTCAAACTTTCTTCAGCTATCTCAGCTTGCTGAACTATCCGATCAATCTCAATCTGCTCAGGTGAAACACCTTCACTTAATTCCCTTAACTGTAATTCTAATTTTGCCCTAGCTTTTTTCATGCCTGTAACAGCCATGTTTTGAGAACCTTGCTTACCTTTGACAAACTCAGGTCCTTTTTCTTCTATAGACTTTGCTATGTTTGCGTCTATGTCAGCAACTTGTTGCTTCTTAACTGCGTATTCCTCAGGTATAAGTTTGATTACTTCGTCTATAGCTTGCTTTGTTTCAGGAGCCAACATAGATAACTGTTCATACTCTGGCATATATCTTGCAGCTTCATCTGAGTAGCTAAATGGTATTGCCTGTTCTGTTCCATCGTCAAACTTTACGAATCCCTCAAGAGTTTCGCCGTGAGCTTTAGGGTACTTAGGAAGTTCAATTGACTCAGGCATTGGCGCATCAGTGCCTTGTTTTTGCCAAGATACATCTGCCTCAAGCTGTTCCTCAGCCCATTTCCATTCCGCAGCTTCATCAATACCGTCATCCCACACATCTCTTGGAGGCGGAGCATCATCCACATATCGTGCAGGCGGAGGAGGACCCTCAGGCGTCAAGTCTCTCGGAGGGGGAGTCCGTGGATCAGGTCCTTTTCTTCCAGTTGGAGGAGTTGTCTTTCCTTCTGGAGGTTTTACTTGTCGCCATCCACTACCCCTAGTTCCCATATAATTATTGTCATAAATAGCAAGCTTCTTCATGTGACCAACAAAGTCTTGCGTTAACACAGCATCGTTTTGCTGAATAATATATCGTAGCCATTGATCAACAGGGTCTACAGTATAAAACTCTGTGACATTGAATATGCTTTTCCCTTGATGCCATTGATTATTACGTTCAGCAGCTTGTTCCAGTATTTCTCTGATTGCCTTATTAACTTCAACAACATCTTCTACAGACTCTAAGAAAGTACGAGCATTTAAATGCCCACCAGATCCCCTATTTAAAGCAGCCGCAATTTGTTTTTCGCTAGGCATTTGATCAAGAATTGCTTGAAGTTGCCCTCTATCTTTTGTGCCTACATGTTTCATGTGTTTCATCCAAGATGAAAAAGCTTCAGCTTGAGCTTGCATCCAATCAGCTTCATTGAACTTAGGTTTACCTTTTTTGATTCCTTCAACTATTCTTTGAATAGTGGCAGAACTTTCTAAGTAATCTCTCACCATTGTTGGACTAGTCAAATCGTCCATCACCACACGAGCTGACGAATCTGAATCAGCTAACCATTTAGATACTTGCTTAACGCTATCTTTATCTATCCTACGAGGTGAATACAGCTTGGGATCATGAATTGAATAGTCAAACTTAAATTCTTTAATAAGTTTGTCATATTTTATAGAGATGTCATCAAGATTATGAACAAACTCTACGACCTCTTCAAAAAATTCATCAGTTGCTTGCCCTGTTCCAAACTTTTGCTTCTCAATTTTTAGCCAAGCAATCCTATCATCAGCAGCTTTATAAGAGTTAACCGCTCTTCCTGCGACACGAGCTATTTTATCTTCAGACCAATCAGGCTTAGCTTTTATCAATCTTTCTTTTACTTTAGAAAAATGCCGTGTAAGAACATTCTTGTAATATTCAACTTCAACTCTGGCAGTCTTATCAGCCATAGCAGTAAACTGCCTAGCTTCATCCTTGCTAAAGTAACCAGTTCCTTGCGCTCTTTCAAACGTAGAGAATTTTTTCTTCCCGTCCATAAAAGCTCTTACTGGCCTACTTTGAGCAAACCATTGATTAGCTCGTGTTACCACAGCATTTGCAGGAATTCTAGCTTCAGTAGCGATATGATACGATGTGTCAAAACCGCCAGCCCATTTAACATCTGGATCTAATTTCATTGCGCTAGCTACATCCTCAAGATTTTCAAATCCCATCTTCTTGCTAGTCATAGCTTGATGAAGTATCCCTTTATAACTAAGCAAGCGATTAGATGCAGACTTACTAGTCATTACATCTCCAGCCTTATCTATAAACTTGTATCCTTCTTCAACACCTTCCCAAGGAGTCACTATGTCTGCATCTTCTAAAAACTCTACCCAGCTTCTTTTTGCGTTAGTTCCTTTAGCAATAACATCAGGAACCTCATCCATCTTGAAGGCTATTGGCCCAAGGTCTGTTACTGCATCCCCAAAGTCAGCATGTTTAACATTAGGTTTCCAAATCGCATCAGCTTCTTTAGGTATATTCTTAAGAACTACAAACTGTCCGTGCTTAGTATTAATATCTTTTATAATTTCATCAAAGTTTTTACCTTGCCCAGTCCTACCCATAAACTGAGGGAAAGTATTTTTAAACGCAACCCAGTTAGTATCCCGTATGCCTACTCTACGTGACCATTGGTACAATGCACGAGTTCCGGGAACTAAACGGTCTACCATTCCTAATTGACCACCGCCAAATCTTCCGTAAGATCCAGCAACAGAAGGCGTTGGGTATGAAGCAAATATACCTCCACCGCTTCTGTTCAATAAGCGTTCAATTTGACGAGTATGTTTAATTGATTCTTTCGCTGTTGCTTCGTTTATTAAAGTTTGTATCGGGTTTCTATTTGCAAGAGAAGTAGCTCCTTCTTCACCCAACCTTGAATAATTTAATATCTTTGTGAGGATATCTCTGTCTCCTGCTTGAGGAACAAAATCATCTGCCTTACCACCATGCTTTAATGGTTTACGATCTAAGGCTCGTGCTATAAGTATGCTCGCTCGTTCAGCTTTTTCAGCTGCTAAAGCTGCATCATCTCCAAGGTTCATGAATAGCGCTTTGCTTCCCCCTTCCATTCTTTCTAACCCTTCAAAGGCGCTATGTAGGGCTTTCGTTGTGCGCTTAGCTACTGCCCCCATACCAAATGTTGCAAATGATATAGGATCAGTCGCTACCATACCTAAGAAATTAACTAAACGATGATCCCAGTCTCCTAAGAATCCGCCTTTACCCCAATCAGGGTCCTTCATTCCTTCCATGTAGTCAATGAAGCCGTCTTGGTTTACATCGTATTGCATCCAGTCATCATCAATTAAGCCAGATGCTGTTATACCTTTTTCAATTTGGTTAGTTATAGAACCTACAGGGTTACCAAGGAAGCTTAAGGCAGGGTCTAGTATTTTATCTATTAGTACGTTGTCTGGGTCCATTTTGCTTAACCCTACTTCCGCAGCTTTTACTAAAGCGAGAGGTGGTAATGCCATGTACGCAAATATGTCGCCAATCTCTCCAGCAGCGTTAAACCCTCCTCGCACTAGCCTTGCACCAGCAGAGGTAAAGTTGCCATCGCTGATCTCTAACAGTATTTTTCTTAGCCAGTTACCTGTTTCAGCTATAGGTGCTACTGCTGACAAAATACCAGTTAAATTCTTTACCCAAAAATTTGGTTTTTTAGGTGGTTTATAAAGATCAGCGAAACTACTTTGTCCACCTGTTTCATTCTTAATAAGAACATGGAAAGGATCGTAATCTCTCATTAAGTGAAGAATGAATTGACCGTATTCTTTAGATTCAGTGTCTTCTTTCGCAAGCATTCGTAAAGAAACAGTTGCAAGGTTACGTAAGTTTTGAGCGTTATCGGGTCCTAGTTCTTGAATTTTTTCAACATCTTCGTAAGCTCGGTATTCTTCAATAGCCTTATTCATGTCAGCTTGAGCTTTTTTCTGATCTTCGTATTCTTGGAATACTTTAGGTGCTTTAGCTACAGCTCCATACGCTGGATGAACTTGACTTAAGTCAACTTCTTTGCCCCATTCGTAATCAAACGGTGTGCCATCTTCTTCAGATTTTAGAAATGCTTGTATCGCTTCTTGGCTGTAGGGAGTATTCGGCAACTTGCCTACTGTAGGCATTTGATACATTGTTCTGCCTTCAGCATCAGTTTGGAAAGTTCCCTGCGGAAGTGAATAGCGAGGGTCTTGCAACTGCCCATAATTGTCTGGGAGGTTTCCTGTTTGCAATAATTGCAAGTAAGACTGCATTGGGTCTTGTTGCTGTATTGCATTGTTAGCAAAAGGAGTTTCAGGAATTATATCAGTAGCTTCCTGTGTATTCTTATTGACTATTTTTGCATTGTAATAATCTAAAATATCGGTCATACAAACCTTTTAAAACCAGAACTGAAAGCCCTTAGCAGCTTCAGCCATCTTTATAGCTTCAGCTTCTTTCCGTCTTCTGTCTTGATCCATCATCCTTTGAACATGTGGAGGTACTACTGAAGTAGCTTGTGGTGTAGGAGCAGGTGGTGTCGGAGGAGGAGGTGTCGGTGCTGGTTGTTGCGAACCTCGGAATTGAAGAAGTTCAGTTTCTCTTTTCTTTTGTTCTATAAAATTATTCAAAGTCTCTTGCCCACTCGGTGCTGTAATCTGTGGAAAACCTCCAAGTTTTTTAGTAGCTTGAGCAGCGTTAATAGCTTCTTGCATTTCAGGAGAACTAAAATCTATTCCTGTTTCTGCTGTAACACCTGTTCCTGTTGAAGCGCTTTCAGGTTCACTTTCCCACCATTGATTAACTCTTGGATCACCTTGAGGTTTTGGTGGAATGCTACTACCAAACGCCATAGCATCTTGACGTTGATTAGATTCAGCAGATTGTAAATCTGTGACTGCATTCTCTAATTGAACTTGATCCAAATTCATGCCAGCTAAACTTAAAAGATCTCTTTGTTCTTGATCCATAGTTGCTTGATTGGCTTTTAGTTTATTCATTTGATCAATAGCGCCCCAAACATCTTGAAATTGAGGAGATCCTCCTATAGTGCCTTCACCTCTTTTTCGTCCTGTGACAAAGTGTGGACGATCTAAATATTGACTTGCCATCATGTCTGTCTCTTGGAGAAGCGCTTCTCTATCTATTTGAGCTTGCTTTCTTTCCCCCAAATCTGCCCGAACAGTATCATAAAGTGTTTTAGCTTCTTCTTTTCCTTCCCAATACTTTTCAGCAAAATCTACCATGGATAACTGTTGGTCTTCTTCTTGAGCTTCTCTAAAAGCATCATGAAAATCTGTTGATACAGTAGTTACTCCTGCATCTTTCCATCCAAATTCATCACCTATTCCAGTACCAGCTCCACCTATGTAATTTAAATCAAATGGTTCATTGCGATTGTGCAAAGTACCTTGCAATGTGTACTGCATAATAAATTCAAGATCATCTACCCAACCTTGATATTTTTCAGGGTCATGCCTAATTTCATCATCCGCATATTGTTCTTCCATTTGCCCAATAACTCGGTTATAAGCAACTTCATAAGCTTTATCAGGGTCCATGCCATTAGCTATCAAGCTATGCATTTCAGATAAACCATCTTGATGGAACCAATGAGGTTTCTTCACCCATTCACCAGTTTGTCCGTCTATTTCAGTTTGAGCACCCCAAATCCTGTCATACGCTTCTTCAACCGATTCAATGTTTACACCAAATTGTTCACGTAAATCTTCATGGAACCATTTCTGCCTATCAGGATCTTCTATGATAGTTGTAAAGAAATTACTAGTTGGGTCACTCCACAAATTGTGTGGGTCCATTCCTAGTTCTTTAGCAATAGCAGCTTTTTCTTCTAAGCTGTATTCTCTTGCCCATTCATCATCGTAATCTCCAGCTTCAGGTTCAACTAGTTCATCAGTAGGTTCATCAGTAGGTTCAGTATCTGGCCCAAAATCGTATGGAGAAGTTCCTAATCCTCCACCACTACCTGCTCTACCAGCAGCTTGAACTTGAGCTGACATCCTAGCTTCTAACGCAGGCAAAGCAGCACTTATCATATCCATATAATTTTGAGTTGCGTTCTGTTGATGCTGAATGCTAGACAACGTGGCTTGCTGGTTCAACATCATTTCACGTTGAATACCACCAACAAGCATGTCATAATCTGATTCCAATTCAGCAAACGCATCTGCTTGCACACTTGCATCTGGCATAAACTGAGCTTCCGCATAATCTTCTTTTGCTTCTATAGCTTGAGTATGTAATTGACCCATTACTGCTTCAGCTTGAGAACCAAACTGTGCAGACATTTCTAATTGTTGTTCAAGAGAAGCGTCAATAGAGGCATCTAACGCTTCAGTACTAGTATCTACTTTTTCAGCCATATACGCTCATTGTGTCTTCCGCTACTTTTCGTTGATAAGCAGAGGATTCTTGAGCTAGTTTTTCCATCTCAAGCTGTCTACGCCTATCCATATATCCTTGATTTATTCCTGATCTTTGAGTATTGACATTCTGCCATGCTCTAGCACGTTCCTGACCAAAGTTTATGCCAACATCTGATTGCGCTGTGCGATGTCCACCACCAAATGCCATGCCTCTTCCAGCAAAAGAATCAGTAGTTCGTTCACGTTCTCTTCTTTCGGCGACACCTAAAGCACCGCCAGTCCGCTCTAACGACATATCGTATGGGTCCGCATCCTCGCTTGGATTGGCTAATGTGCCTAGCTGGTTTTGCATACTTGCTTGCAATAGTGTTCCTTGTTGTACTTTCATTCTCCATGCTGCACCTACATCGTCAGTGTATTGTGCTACAAAGGCATCGTATGCTGGGTCGCCTACGTAGTCTGCGATTGCATCGCTTGGAGCCATGTATGTAGGGTCATCAATTACTTCTTCTTCTCCATATTCATCAAGTATTCCTTCTAATTCAGGACGAGGAGTGTCGTCTACTCCACCTCCTTTTGGTGCAGGCACTGTAATACTGCCTCCTATTGTCAACTGTCCACCACCCTGTTGAACATCCTGCATCGTCAATCCATTCAGGCGCAGAAGTTCTACAGGCTCTATCCCTAGCTCTCTGGCTATTTTCCAGTAGCTATCTCCAGATTTAATAGTGTACGTTGATGCCATATGATTATATTACTCCTCTTCTTCCGCCTTGTCATCAAGCATTTGCTCTAGTTTCTGTATCTGTAGCTTCTGTAAACAGATCGTAAGTTCTTTGTTAAACATCCTGTTCATTTCTGCTACCAATTCTCCATTTGTAATATCCATTCTTCTCCTAACTTGGTGGATCTGGGAACTCAGCCGTGTCAGCAGGAGTCCATGATGCTGGAAAATCTCTTAACTGTTGTCTGTATGTAGCCCATTCAGCTTTTTTACTATTGCTTAAAGGACTGTCTGTATACTGTGTCCAATCAGATTGCGCTAATAACATATCACGATGATTACGCATAGTATCTACACGCCATTCATTTTCTAAACCTTCTACAGCTAACTCTATCATCAAGTCAACAATCATTATGCTGTCCTATACCATGCGTTAACATACATTATACAACTAGTAGTCCAACTTGCTGGAACTGTTTTCTTGCACCAACCTTGCAGAAGATACGTTGAATTGGCAATATTTGCATAGAAAATTACGTCACTATTAACTTCAATTACATTCACAGGATATATTGTGGAACCGGCAGGGCGAACCCAACCCTGTCCACCTAATTGATACGTCATGTTAGAAGTAGGAGTAGGCAATCCGCTACCCACTAACTCCAACCTAAAGTAATCACTAGCATGAAACGTAGTAGTACTACCTCCTACAAATTGCATCTCCCAAAAAACAAGATCACCAAACCGCAAATAGTGTGCGTTAATACTAGCATTACCATTACTTGTAATGCCTTGTTGCCACGAAGGAGTAAACGATGTCCACTGAAGCGATGAATTATCAAGCATATTTAATTCATTAGCGGTAGCAGTAATGGCAGTACCATTTAACGTAATATCACCAGTTGCCAAAGAGGACAACGTACCAACACTCGTCAAAGAAGAATTAACTACAGATGATTTCAAGGTAGTGCCACTCAAAGTATTAGCATCAGCAGTTACTGTAATCGCTCCTGTTCCATCAAAGTCAACACCGTTAATAGCTCTAGCTGTAGCTAATGCCGTAGCAGTTGCCGCATTACCAGACGTATTCTGGTTACCAGCAGTATTAACTCCAGCTAAATCTATGTTACCTGTGCCATCAAAAGAAACACCACCTATATTTCTAGCAGTTTCTAACGCTGTTGCTGTAGCCGCATTGCCTGAAGTGTCTTGATTGCCAGCGCTATTAACTCCAGCAAGGTCTATATTCGCAGTACCATTAAAAGAAACACCACCTATGTTACGTGCTGTTTGCAATGCTGTAGCTGTACCAGCGTTACCACTAATATTTGTCACACCCGTGATGTAACCATAAGAAGTGATCTTGTCCTGAATTGCCGCACTCGTCATTAATGTGGTGTCATTATCGGCGAATGATTCGCTACCTGTTTGGATAGCAGAAGCAGCAAAATTAGATACTTCAAGATCTGAAACCGATGGAGTTGCCGCATTGATTCTGTCATCTATAGCAGCACTTGTCATAAGTGAAGTGTCGTTATCAGCGAACGATTCACCACTTGTTTGCAAAGCATCAGCATGTAATTCAGATACAGTTAAACCTGCAACATTTAAAGTAACTGCTCCTGATGTTCCTCCACCTGATAATCCTGTTCCTGCGGTAACGCCAGTAATATCACCAGTTGTTGTGCTATAACCGTAGGCTTCTATCTTGTCCTGTATTGCAGCACTTGTCATTACGCTAGTGTCATTATCAGCAAAGCTTTCAGCACTAGTTTGTACAGTACTCAAAGATACGCTGTCAAGTTTTAAGCCAGCAGCTTGTATTTCTCCTGTTGATTGTTGCAAGTTTCCGTTAAGAACCATGCCTGTGCCTACGTTAATTGATGAATAGATAGGGGTATCATCATCAAAATCAGTATTAAGTTTATTAATGTATTCGTTCCATGTCGTCATGTGTTTACATTCGTTAGAGGAGTTTGTGGTTGTATTGCATAAACTACTGATACTTCTTTAAAAGCTACTGATTTTATTCCAGTAATACTGACATTTATTTGAGAAGATAGAGGCATTCTTGAAGGTCTAAGTACCACACGTCCTCGCTTAGGAATATATGAAGTCCCAGATGTATCTACTAATTCGCTTTCATCTAGACTTCCTAATGTAATTGTATTTATTTCGTCACCTTCATGAATACAATCAGCTTTTACAGTAAAGGCTGGTGTTGTAAAACCAGATGAGTTCCAGTAATCAAAATCAATAATTACTTTCTCTACAGCTCCTGATGTTTTTTCTGGAGGTCTATATGTTGATAGCCAAATTGTTCCTTCAAAGCGGTCATCGGTGTCGTTCGTATGAGATGCTACTTCACTGTTAGAGCTAAATGTATCTGCGCTATTAGATGGTCTGTTTAAACAAACTGGACGAGTATACAGAATATTTATAATAGTAGAATCGCCAGTGCCTGTGTTCCAATCGTCTAAAGCATAGAATCCAAAGTGATCATTCCCTAAAGACATGCAGTCAACAAACGCTGGATTCAAAACACTGTCATCACCTGTTCCGAAATATAGATGATGTGTCCATACTCCGTTTACTAATTCAAGAGATCTGTCACCTTTGTACACATTGTTGGGAGCTGAAGCTGATACTGAGGTTACTTTATACGGTAAACAAATAGCGTTATATGCATGGGAAGTTAAACCTCGCATAAAGAACACTGGTTGATTATCATCACCATCAGGTGGTACTCCAATGTAATCAAATGATTGATCATCAATCGCATCTTTGGTTGCTACGACAAGACCACTTTGACGTGTCGTATATATAATTGCGCTTCCTGTAGTTGCAGCAGTTACAAAATGATCAGGAATTATTTTAGTACCTATGAACCGTATTTCACCAAAATCAGGATTGTCAGTAAACGTGTATCTATACCATCTATTATCTGCCATGCATATTAATATGCTGTCAAATACCGGCCATACTCCAATAATTGGAAGTTCGCTATCAGCTCCTACGTCTATAAAGCTATTTGCTTGCCACGTACCAATAGATGTATTTAACGTAGTTCCTACGTCAGAGTAATGGATTCTGTTTAAATTTTTTGTGCCTGAAACTCTGTAATCTCCCCATGACCAGTATCTATCCCTCCAAGAAAAGAGAACCGTTGGGTCCCATTCAGAAGGATACTCATTGGCTTGTCCTGCTGTTCCAGCAGTTATGGCTTGATATCCGTCAGCACTTGAATCATCCATATTATGCAGATAGCCATCGCCACCTAGAGTAAGTTTATCTGCGCCTAATCTATTCATGGGAACAGAACTTATCAATTTAGCTGATCCATCTGTAGCATGATCAAACGCTACGTCACTATAACGATTTGGCTTAGGTATTTCTCTAAAATTAGCTAAGCTAATCGTTCCTAAATTACCTAAAGCTCCTGATGTTTCATCCCAAAACGCAAACTTATTACCTGCGTTTTGCTCCAAAATTCCCACTCGTAGCTTATCATCAGCTTCTCTACCAAAAGGACCCATGTTATAATCAACAGCTTGGTATACATACATCCCTAAAAAATATTGGTTAGAAACTTGATGTAGACCATAATCCAAATCTGACTCTATACCAATACTTTTTAAACAAGGGCGAGGACCCAACGAACCATTATCGTAAACCTGCATATTAACGCAGTCATAATTAAATCCTTTTTCAGGTCCATAGTCAGGACCTAATTTATGCCAAGGGCCGTTCTTCCATTCCTTATACGTTACAATCTCTGGTTGCTCTACAGGCATTAACCATACTCCCAGTCCCTGCGAGTAGCTACTGTAACTGGTTCATACGTTCTGCTTACATCATCAGCAAAACCTTGGATCTGCTGTTTATACTGTGTCTCAAGCATCTGATACAATTCACTATCACGTAGTTTCTGTGCAACGTATGAAGATGCTTTCGTAACTATGACAGGATCAAACCAATCAGGACTTGATACAGTTGCACTTGTGCTCCCCAACACATCTACAGTTTCCAGATACCGATGCTTCATCGTGTATGCAGCATCTGGTACGGGGTAAAGATAAAAAACGCCTGCATGATCTGTATAGTAAATGGGCGTACCTTTTAAGTTGTTCCATGCTAATCTCCTTGTCCACTTCCATGTTCTTCGTTGTAAGACTGCTGGAGGATCATCCAGCGTAAGTGACAAGGTAGTTTTCCAATCCGCAGCCGGAGTGTAATCATTGTCGTCTTTATTAATAGTGATCGTTTCTATTTTTTCTCGCCAAGGCCATTCTTTTTGCGATTCACAATCTTGAATAGCAGCATTGATAAAATCTAATAAATCAGTATCACTGACTCTAGCATCATCAGTACTTAGGTTAGTTCTGTTTCTTATTTTAATTATTAAAGCTGAAGCTGCAGTCATGGTAATTCATCCAATAATTCTGGATGAGCCATAAACTCCTTAAGTATAGATCCCATAATCATTGCCCTAGTCTTAGGGTCCATTTGCAACAGATTAGGAAATTCGCTAGTAATGCTAGGCTCAACCGCTTCTTCGGTTAGCCCTGTAGGAGGAGATGGTTGGCGCATCCGGTCTACTTGCATATCTAATGACTGATTTCTTGTAGGTTGTTGGTAATCTACAATAGGGTCACCGATTTGCATGTTGTTTTGAGGTTGTACTGTAGGCGCAGCTTTTCTAGGTTTTTTATTTGCCCTGCGTTGCTGTCGCACGTTAGGGTTATTTCCCCGTAACCGTGCTCGTAACGTATTTGAATCCATTGTTGCCATTAGTACACTCTGCCTTTAAATCCCATTTCTTTCATATACGCTAATCCCATACGATCTTCTGCTTCCTCTAAACGGTCAGCATCTACTTTTGCTTTGTCTGTCATTATCTTATCATTATGGTCATCTATTTCTTGAACAATCTGATTCACTGATTTACGTGACATGTCACGCATTAATAGATATTGAACCATTTGATATGGGTTAGGGGGAGGATCAAAAGGAGCAGAACCGACAAGGGTTTCCCTACCGGTTCCGTTCCTTTCATCCCATATTTCTATACGATTCAGTTCTTTGTTCCAACACACCATGAGGAAGGGATCGCCTTCCCAACCCATAGCTGGTGATCCTTTAGTAATAATATCGCATAGGTCACCACCTATTAGTTTTGTTTCTCTGATGCGTTTAGTTAGTTCTGCTCGTCTAGTGCTCATAATCCTCCTAAAGCCAGCAGGGAAGAAAGGATAAAAACCCTGCTGGCCCTAGTGTAGAGGTTATTTACCTGTGACTTGTACCAAATGGTTAATTGTACATGTACCGCTGAACTCTGCCTCAACACCAGTTGAGTTGTCCTCGTCATATACTTTTAACTTACTAGCACTACTGTCAAACGCTACGGTAATACCAGCGCCACTTGTGGAGTGAGGTATTAAACTATCTATTTGGATTAGCCCGTCAAAGTCAGAAGCTGCAATAGCTTCTCCATCTGCTGGGTATGTTCCGCTGAAAGTTACCTTCGCATCTATTACGACACGATCTCCCATTATGCGCCGGTCTTGTTCACTTATCGCTATAGCCATATTAGCTCTCCGATAAATCTTTAATTAAACCGTGTGTGTTTCTCTGATCTGTACAGAGTTGATGGTATTTGAACATAAAGGCTTCCCATTGGTCGTAACCAGAGGTGTTCCTTAGAACTGCTCCATCATAATCTGCCCATTCCCAATCAGACATTTCATGTTGTGTGATGTGGTTGGTATTGATCAAAAATGCTTTGTTAATAGGACAGTCTCTATCAGCTACCAGAGGTAGAGAGACATCTCCGCAGTCAATGGTTAAAGCCTTGAAACCACCCTTTAGGGTGAGTGAGGCTCCGTCATTGAATCGCTTCATGCTCTTCAACTGAGCTGCATAGTTACGGCGTACACCTTTAGTTGTGACGCACAGGTTAGGGCTTTTGCCTGCTTCTGTGTCAATATCGTCAATAACTTTTTCAAAAAGTGTATCAGTTGCAGCTCGGTTAGTACCGCTGTTTTCGTTGATAGTTGAATGCCAAGTTAGGTGTGTGCTTGAGTCAATATTGTGTAGCGAAGTACCAGCCCCTGCAATGATCTTTTGAAGACCAATGAGTTCTTTTGTACCTGCATTGTCAGCAGCATCCGCAGCCGAACCGTCAGCATCTCGTTTCGCATGTACTCGGTAGAGGAAATGCGTAGCGCCAATGCTTGAGGTTGGGTTAGTAGTGAATGTTACTGTTAGGCCAGCTTTATCTACAGAATCTACTATAAGCTCTGAGCCTTTAGCGTCATGATCTGTAACTGTACCAATATCAAATTGAGCACCAATAGTAATTTGGTTCATTTGTTCTGGCGTAGTATTAGAAGCTAACGTAACCGTTGCTGTTGATACTGACGCACATTGTGCAACAGCGCTGTTACCATCGTTAAAGATTTGACGGTTGATGTCACGACGGAGGTCGTTGACACCTTGTGTCATTTCAGATGATAGTGCTCGCACGAATGAACCTGCGTCACTTGCTGTTGCTTTCATTGCTTGACCAGATACTTTGATTCGCAGGTAGTTGTGAGTCAGTGAGACTCTTTCTTCTGCGTATCCCTGAGAACCTGCTGTTGGAAGTGCGTCACCTTCATCTCTTGCACCAATACCTGTGTTACGGCTTGTATGCAAGGATAGTACGGCTCGGCGACCTTCTACGTGGCGAGAAGTTCTCTCAATCTGAGCAAGCATCATATTTTCATTATTTAGCTGTTCACGAGCCGGTGGAAGATAGTATTCCTTTAGAGCTGCGTCCAGCGTAGTGGTTGATGTTGATGCCATCAAATACTCCTATGGATTGTTGATTAATAATTACATTTCGTCAATGTCAAAGCCTGCTTTGACGCAACTCGGTGACCTGTCACCTAAATGTAATATACGTTATTTTATGTAGTTATGTCAATCATTGTCCCAATTTATTAGGACACCTGCCATGTGTACGACAAAACTAGCGATAGAAATCCAGATGCCGTACTCACGTGTTTCTCCCGAAAGAGTGATGAGGACGAGTCCTGTTCCACCGATAGTCCAGCCGATCATGGTCATTTCTTGAATAAAACGTTTCAAGAATTTCATGCTCTTCTCCTTGCTATGGGGATGGATGGTCCACCAGTACTAATTACTGATGGTCTTACCGCAGCTACTGCACTTACTGTAGTTGCTGCGACAATAACACGCCTTTCTTCTACTGTTATGGTGCTATCTTCAGCAACATAATCGTCAAAACCACCGTCAAAGATGTTTACGGATTCTTCAAACTCGTCTTTAACTTCATCTGGGGCTTCGTTAAATATTTCTGGAGCTTCCTCAAATAATTGTACTAGTTGTTCTTCTTCGGCCTCTTCAAAGAAATCTTCGTTATCTTCTAGTATCTCCTCAAAGAACTCTTCAACTTCCTCTGGGTCTGATAATACTTCTTCCAAAAGTTCTGCCTCTTCTGCAAAGAGGTCATCCACTTCAAGGTCTTCGTATTCGGGTTCCTCCAGTAGTAGCTCATCATCTTCTATTATCTCAGGTTCTTCCTCCTCTGCAAAAGGTTCTTCGTCACTCCATTCCCCTTCAAATTCTTCAAGTAAAATTTCAATTTCTTCCTCCTCAATTTCTTCAATTTCAAATTCTTCAAAATCATATTCATCTAACTCCAAATCTTCCCATGTGATATTATCATCCCATGGGTCTAGTTCTAATTCCTCTATGTCTATTATCGGCATCTCAAATACTGGTAATGATGGCTCTGGGGGTGGAGATGGGATGGGTTCAGGCTCTGGTTCTGGCGTGGGGATCTCCTCTGGTGGTGTGGGTTCTGGTTCTGGTAGCGGATCTGGCTCTGGGGTCGGCTCAGGAGTTGGATCAGGTTCGGGAGTAGGTTCAGGTGTTGGCTCTGGTGTTGGCTCTGGCTCAGGTTCCGGAGTTGGGTCAGGCGTTGGTTCAGGCTCTTCTTCCTGCGGAACAGTCCAATCTCCACCAGAAATGTCCATTGAATACGTCCCAGTTGTATACTCATCAAAAGCGTCAGCCCTAAGAACGTAAGTCCCAGCGTCTAACGTTTCTTGTATTTGGGAATCCCAACAGAAATTTGTGCCGTTATTATGTGGAGCTGAATCATCATCCTCATAAAGTAACGTTTCGTTATCATCAAATAAGTAGAGATAAGGGTCAGCACTATTGCTCTCCAATCCGTGATCGTCACAAGTTAAACTTGTATAAGTTGTGATAGTAACTTCAGTAGTCTCTGATATTATAAAGGTAAAACTGGGTCCTTCTCCGACAGTATCTACAATTATCGTGCATTCCCAGCCAGCCTCAGTCTCTTCACATACTGTTTCGGCTCTAGCTGAAGGAGCAAACCAAACTACAACTAAAAGTAAAGCTAATAACGATCTGCTTAAAATTTGAAAATGCTTTTTAGTAAGCGTTAACCTCGCCATACATCTCTTCCAAGTCGGACTCATCTGGCTCTACTCGTGTAATTACCGAGCAAGATCCGTCCTTCCCTAGAATTGATGCTGCATATCCTTTAAGTAAACTTAATACGCCAGCGCATCCACTAGCTAATATAAGTTTCCATTCTGTAACACCCATATCTACTACTGAGTTAGCACCTAGCGTGCCACCACAAGCTTGTAAGAAAGTTGCTACACACCTTTCAGCTAAATCTCTGTAATCTATTTTCTTCATGACATAAGTGCCTTCCATGTTTTCGGTCCGCATATCCCATCTGCCTTTAGCCCAGATTTTTTCTGGAATTGTTTCAACGCTCTAAGAGTATACCACCCAAAGTGGCCATCAATGCCAGTATTTCGGGAAGGATATTTAGTTAATCTATATCCCTTGTTAGCCAACCGACTTTGCAATAACTCTACAACAGGTCCTTTAGCACCTTTACGTACTATTGTTTTCATAGCATCAGCTATGTATTCAAAGGCAGAACGTTGATCTACCTGAGCCATAACAGTAGCTCCGACCTGAGCTTTCTTTTCTTTCTTACCTTCAAGCGCAGGAGCCGGATACCAGCCATACTTTTTAGTATCATAGCGATATCCATAAGCTTGGTGATGCCACCATTCTGATGGCACAGTCTTAACTAAGCCGTATTCCTTTGCTACTTTGTTGATCTGACCTGTGGTAATGCTGCCAACTATTCTAAAGTCAACAGCAAAACCATAGGCTCCTTCAGGGTGATTAGGCTGTTGCATATGCCACGAGCCTTGGAAACCGCCTCCGAACTTACGATCTGGGTTAGCTACCAAATTAGGAAATGTCCCAGCCTTGTACCTTCTGTACAAATCTTTTTGCTGGGCATAGGTACGTACACCTGAACTAACCACAACTTTACCCCTGATTCGTGGGTCGGCAAAAAACTTCTCAAGACGATATTTCATCTTGGGATGTATCTCTTGTAGCCTCACCCAGTTGCCAGCGGTAGGAATACTCATTGTCCTACTTGCGTTTTCATAAGAGTCATTAATGCTTCGTCAGCATCGCCGAAAGTAATAGGAGTTTCACCTGTTACATCAGGTATACCGCCTCCACCTACTTGACCTCCAGTAGCAGGAACTTCTTGAGGAACTTCAGCGTTACCTATCTGGACAGTTCCAGTAGGTTCAGCAGGTGCGCTTTCTGCTTTGTCGCCAATTCGTTCACGAACAATAGCATCAGCCTTTTCCAAACGAACAGATAAATCTTCATTAGCGTCAATTTCATTTGCAGCAACATTTAAAAGCATTTTACCTTGCCAAGAATCAGCATCATAACCTAAACGTTCAACAGTAGAGTTAATAACTTTAAACTGTTCTTTACGCTCAGCCATAACTGCACGTTCTTGATTCTGGTTCTCAACTTTTTCAACAACGCTAGTTACACGTTCTTCAAGTTTTTTAGCCCATTCAGGCATTGCTTCACCTGAACCGTCCATATCCGGCATTTCCATTATATCTTCTCCTTCATAATCTTCATTATGATCATACTCTTCCTGAGAGCCTACTACCTCTCCATCATATACTATATCTTCAACCCAGCTTTTAAAATCGCTTTCACCAAGGTTACCATACGCAAGCGTAGCAAACCTTTTTCCAGCTTCACTTGGATCTTCTTGCACTAATTCAACAGTACGTAAGACCCAATCTACCGCATCTGGCTCAAAATTGCTAAAAGCTTTTTTATACGGCGCTAACTGAGTTCTATATCTTGCGGCTTCTTCCCGCAATTTTTTTATCTCTTTTTCAAACTTATCCACACGTTATCTCCTTTATCCTAACTGATTCATTAATTGATCAATAGCTTGTCCTTCCGGAAGTTGACCACCTTGAGGCATAGGATCGTTAGGCATCACGGGTCGTTCCGGACCTCCCCCTGTGGGTGTGGACGGAGGCGCAGGGGGAGGTCCTTGTCTTTGTTGATTAGGAGGACCACCCATAGCGCTCATATCCATTGGTCCACTAGCCTGTTCAGCTCTTGCTTCCATGCCAGCCATTTGAATTTCTTTAGCTCTACTCTCTGCTTGGAAATTCTGGTGCATTTGCACGTGATTTTGGAAAATTTTCTTAATACGATCTGGTAACAATTCCCATCTTTGAGTAGTCATAAAAGCACGATGTTCAGCAATATGTATCTGATGATCATCTTCTTTATGCCACTCAGGTGGAGTTATAGTACCTCTAGCCAAATCAGAGTTTTCCCTGCGAGCTTTATGTGTAGCTGGAGAAATACCAGCAATTAATTCATCTGAAGAAGGCAAATCAGCAATCTTAATATACTGAGCAGGAGATTGGATCAAACCTAATTGCAACATCTTATCAGCCTGTTGAATCATCCCTATCTTAGAACGAGGCTGAATCCCCTCAGCAGGAACTCGCACATCAAATTCTGCTGACAAATCAGATCCTTTATGAGGGAATCTTTCAGGACCAAATCCTGTATCAACAGTAACCGTGCGAGAAGAAGTTTGAGTCTTTTGATAAACCTTAAGACACATTGTCGCTACTTCCTGCCAACACCGAGCCGTTTCCTTTATCAAACGACCTGTAGGGGACGTGTCATTTTCCGCTAAGATGGACAAACCACTACCTGACTCAATGTTGGGAGGAGCTAAACCTCTAGATACATCATGGACACCCATAATGTCATCAATCATTAAACCTGCTCTATCAATAACTGCTTCGTACCAAGGGCGCATTTGAGGTTGTTCTAAGTATTCTGGTAAATCTACACCATCTGGCCAAGGTTGAAAACCGGGCTTATCCGTCATTTCCTCTACAAACGGTTCAGCACTAGCAGGGAACAAAGCCCGAATAGTACCTAGTTCTTTAGCGTGTTCAGCTATACCTGACCAAATTCCATTTAGAATAACTTGGACTTTACGCACATCATCCATGTACGTAGTACCCCACCATTGATTCTCTTCAACAGTTTCTCTAGCAACAGTGATATTCAAACGGTCCTCAAACGGGAAAGGCCATGCACCTTTTTGCACAACTTTACCGTCAATGACAACTTGAAAACCACCCTTACTTCGTCCCATCGGACGCTCATAGTACGTAAGCACCTTAGTGAGATCAGGCATCGTACTATTGCTACCCCAGCTATGGTGTAGCATCCTATGTTGGAAAGGAGCTAAACCAGCATGAGCGTCCGCAGGCGGTTCTTTGCGCATATTAAATAACGCCTTCACCGTCTTAGGAGGCAACGCCTCCACCTTAATAACCCAACGAGCTGTTTCTGCGTTTCTAGATCCACCTTCTACAATGAACTCAGCTAATGACAAAGATTTCACCATAGGTAATCTGCTATCAGGATCTATCTCCACCATGAGAGCGCCAGTACCTCCTTTGCAGACACCAGCCATATGTTCTTCACGAACAACTTCCCAACGTTGGTTTCTTGATAAATCACGCAAAATAGCTTCACCCAACCGTGCAGAACGAATAGATTCATCATCTGGACCAGTTGGAGTAATTTCAAACTTTATTTCTCTTTGAGTGAGATTAGCGATAATGGTTCTTTGGTTAGCACGCATTTTATTAAATACTGCTTGGATTCTGTCACGATCTTCAACTTGTTCACTTAAACGAGTAACAGCCGTATTCCAACGCAACCACTGAAGCCCACGCACAAAAGCGTGATTTAGCCAGTAGCTACGAAGAGGACCCATAACATGTTTAGTGGCTTCTTCGTAGAGTTCCTCTACTTCAGTCTTAATCTTTGCCATTATTTCTTCTTAATCTCCTTGACTAATCCTAGTGCCTTTTTCGCTTTTGCCAAGTCTTTGATAGTCTTCTCATGTTCTTTACTAAGATCTTCATACGCTTTTTCCAACTTCGCCACAGACTCCGGTGATTTCCATCCCACTTGTTGGGCAGCGTCCGTAATACAGGAGATTGAGACATCTAAAAAACCTTCTTCTTCTATAGCAGGACCTCTAAAGATCCCTTTGTCATCCAGTTTCTTAGGTAAGTACGTAACATAGCATAGTCCTACATTCCCACTCTCCAAACCAAAATCTCCACCCTCAATTAATCTAAACATATCACCTCATCATATATGACCAGCTATCTGGTTCTTTTGTTTTTTCTTCTAACTGTCTCCAGCATAACTCACTAATAGTAGGAGCTTTGCGTTTATAGGGAGCAATCGCAGGCATAGAACGAGTCATTTCCCACGCATAAGCTCCAGTATCTACCATATCGTCATGTTTCGCATTAGGAAAGTTCCTATGCTCTTGTTCCCAAATATACAACCAAGGAGCCGCCTTAGGAAACCAAACTTGCTGAGCGGTAATCCCAGCACCGTATGGAATCGCCCGTTGAACCTTGTCACGATCCTTCGGAAAGAGAGGGCGCACATAAAAGCCACCGGCTCGCTGAAAGTGCTGAATGAGAGTCAAACCAAACGTGCGTTCCTCAATACCCAAAACTTCCACATCCCATTGCCTACACAACCCCTGCGCCCACGTAATATGCTGAGAAGACTCAACACGTCTACGATCACAATGCACAAGAATCAAATTCTGAGTATCACGATGCCAATCCCAGACAGACAACACACTCCAGTCAGCCCACGTTTTCAACGATGCTGCTAAGTCAATCACCGCATAACGTTCACAATGTTTCTTTGGGATCATCAAAGCTTCACCAGTTTCCAAATCTAAACGATACTGAGTACCGGCATCAGACCAATGATGATACGGAGGCGAAAGAATACCACCAGCTTCCAAAGAAGGATTGCCCTGATACATAGCCTCAAACCACAAAGGATCATCCTCACGTATCTTCTCCAACTCAGTCAACGTCTTACGAGCAGGACATAGCGCTTCCCCAGCTTTACGGTCAATAACATCCTGATACCCGTCACGGGGATAACTCTCAGGAGCAAACGCAATAGCAGGCATTTCCAGCACGCACCAGTCATCACGAGGAATAGTAGATTCAGGTTCATAGATTCTACGACCAGAAAGATCATCTTCATGCCATCGGGTAAACATAACTACCTCAACAGCCATAGGTTCCTTACGAGTCAACCAAACAGATCCATACCAGTTGTCTTTTGAATCTCTAGCCACCTGAGACAAAGCTTCTTCAGAGTTTTTAAAAGGGTCATCAATAAGCCCAAAATGATACCCAGTACCAGTAAGCTTACCGCCGACCCCAGCAAAACGAAGTTCTCCGAGCTTATCGGTTTCACGAATGAGTTGTCTATTGCCTTTAGTCTTAACAAAACCATTCCTTTCATCTAACTGACGATTAATCTGCTCTCCCCATTCCCAAGAAAACTCGTCAGAATAAGTAACAATAGCTTGCTTCCTATTAGGCCAACGAGAAAGATACCAGCCCGGAGTATGGAGAGTTGTTATCCAAGACTTGCCATGACGAGGGGGCGCTGACAGTCCCAGCCGAAAAACTACCCTCTCACCAGTATCAGGATGCAACCCAAAAAATTCAAGAACCCCAGACCCTTCGTCAGAGCTAAGATACTCACGAAGCTCTTCGGGACCCTCTATTGGGTATGTTCCCTCTTCGGTTCTATAGAACCAATCAGCCACCGGACCAACTCCCGACTTATACAACCTAAATTCGCATAAAGCTTGGATATAGTCGGAGACAACTTGAACGTGCTTGTAACGAATCGTTTCAGGCGAAACATAGCACGCATAGTCCAATGGCGAAGCCAACGCCACCCTCGCAGAAAGCAAATGCTCAATATATTTGGTTTCTTCGGGAGTGGCATAATCTAGAAGCCCTAAAAGCTCCTCATAATCAATATCGTCTTTTCTTGCCACTGTTCATTTTGCTTTTAGCTTTTTTAGCTTGGGCCTTACCCTTTTTAGTATAAGGGTATTTTTTTCCACCAACTTTAGGCATTATCTCCTACCTCTTCTCTTAGGACCAGTTCCCCTAGAGGAAGGTCTTGTTGCGGCTCTTCTACCAGAACGCTTAGGGCCAGAACCCCTAGTCTGTGAAGCATTATAAGTTTTTTGCTTCGCTACATAACGGGGCGATAAACCGACAGTCTCTTGATTAATCGGTTTACCACTACTTCTACGTATACGCATTTAAACTCCTGTCACAAATATTTTCATCTTAGGCGTACCAGATGCAGCAATAGCATACAGCACTTCCTGCGGTTGAGTTAACGTAATAGGCCCTATCACTTTACCAGCACCTAACGTCAAACCATTAGAATCATCAGCAACATCAGAACCACCAACAGTTATCTCAATAGAACCATCAGCATTCTCAACCCAAATAAGATTCGGGTGATCAACAGAAGCAGCCTGCGTAGCTGTCCAAACTACAGTAGCGCCTGAGTTTTGAATAGTAACATCATCGCCTTTTACAGCCATCATTCTCCTTAACTAGAATACACCTTTTAGTTTACTCGCAGATTCCTCACGATCAAGCTCTTCAAGGATATCTTCCAACGGACGAGCCTGAGTCGCCTCCAAATAATCCGCAGCTTTCCGAAGTACATCGGGGCGATCAAGGGAATGCCCCAACACAGAATTGCAATGCAAACACAACAACCCACGAATCAAATACCTATCACCATGCAAATGATCCACATGAATCTTAGACGTAGACATATACGAAAAATCCGCATCACAAATAGCGCACTTAGACCCCTGAGCCACCATCAAACGAGTCTTATGCTTCGCAATATGATACTGACGGCGCTTATACACCTTCCAACAAGGATCACAATACGTCTGATTATCCTTATAATTCGTCACCCACTCCTGACAATACCGACAAAACTTTAATTTTTTATTATGAAAATCCGAAGTCGCCATACCCAAGAACATACTTCAGGACAAGAAACAAGTCAACCATAAAGAACAAAATCCAATCTATATGAAGTGATAGGGTAGAGTGCTGTACCCCTGCCTAGTCAACCCGACTTGGCGAGCACCCCCCCGGGTTTCTGTTTAGCCTAGGGGGGCCTAACCCACTAGTAGCCATCCCTACCCCACCTCCAACCCTTGGTATCGTGCGCAAGTGCAAGGAGAGAGCGTAACGCTGTCTCGTTGGCGCACGATACCATTGGTCCTCTCTCTGCAAGTCTTTTCGTAAGCCTCGGCAAATTTGCTTCTACTGTAGTGCAAGCTCATTTGACGAACAAATCGCAGATGTCACTGTCAGTTGAAAAACTGATTTCTGAATGTTGTGATCCTCGCCTCACAACTGCAATGTCCCTCGTGGACGTTGCACCTACGGACTCTATCGGTGAGGTGACGAACCGATGTCACCTCTACCGCTAGCGTTCCATATCCAAGCTGGGGGCCCCTGAGTCGTGACGAACCGATGTCACGCCTCAGCCCCAGCTCGTATATTAGATGCAAAGCCCACGATTGCCATCTTGTTGTGAGTCTGTGGTCTACAACATTCTAGAAATAACTTTTTCAACTAACAGCGCATCAAAGCGTGCGATTTGCACGTCAAATGATCTTCCACTGTCTTTGTGGTTTGTTAATGTCAAGTAGGCGTTAACAGGGTGGGTCAGGAGGCCCACTAGATTATGATTAAAGAATATATTAACTTATACTTTGCTATAGGTTCTCGTTACTTTCTCACATCAAGTGATAAGGTTGCGAATCCTTGTAGTGAATATGCACTTACCCAACGAGTGCATGCGGAGCTTACAGGTATAGCTCATAACCATCCATCCAATCGTGCGATTGCCTTCATACCTCTTGGTCAAGACGGCTTTGAATCTTGGATTAGGTTCCACTGGAATGCAATATTCCCTTCACATGCTAATGCTAGTGACTATGGATTTGATATCCCTACTATTGGGTATCGTTGGAATACACGTGCTGTTGCTACTCATTGGAGTGAAACACTTGATGATGGTACTCCTCGTTGGGGTAACTCACCATCTGGTAGGTACAACGCTCACCTGCATTACACACAGGAAACTTGGAATGCTTTCATCAAGTCTACTGAACTTGAATCTATCCGATCAGTCACTATCCTTAGTGCTGTTCAGGATCGTAACGATGTTAACCATGGAGATGATCCTACTCTTGACTTCTTCAATGATACTGTCCTACCGTACATTGAACACACTGGTCATCGTCACATAGATTTCTGTCAAGGCTATACCCCAGCCGGATCCAACGACATTACTGCTATGTAACCATGTCTACTGTCTCACCTGCTCATTGGTCTTCTGACCTTTGGGTGGGTGAGGCAGTCTGACTTTTTTTTCCCTCAAGAACCTGACCGGGTAAGCCTCTCTGATGTGTTGCCCTGTCCTACTATAGAAAGGAGAACACTGTGTTGTTCTTTAAACATTTATCTTCTCACAATCCTATTGTGAGATGGTGGCGATCATATATCGTCTACCGCATTGGCTTATTGTGTACTCGTTGCAATAAGTCTGTATCCATACGAGTGAGCAAGTATCGCTTGTTCCGTTATCTTGAAAACAATTTATTGATTCAAGATGCATTTCATCCTTGGTTCTATCCAGCTTGGAAGCGTGAGCTTATCCTTCAGTGGTATAACTCACGTGTTGGTCGTGTTAACCATTACATGTGTGATGAGTGTTGGGATGAGTGCTTCCAAGATGAGGAGACAGCATGAGCTGGTTTCTTCAAGAGTTATTTAATGCAATCCTCACCACACTCACCATGTTTGCTTTATTTGGTGTGTGTTATGTGTGGGGTCAGTTTAGAGATAAAAGTAATTAACAATGTCCCCTGTCATCTTTCGTAAAAAAAGAAAGATGATGGGGGAAAGATAAAAAAGGAATATAAAACTATGTTTGATAAGTATTTACAACCAGATGAACAGTTAGTTCAAAAGGAAGGTGGCTATGGTGGTGAGCTGAAGATTAAGTTCTCTGGCTTGATCACTGAGATCATGGAATGTACCATGCCTATGCCTGATGTAGCTTCCCTGCGAAAGAGTTACACTGTTCGTAATGATAAGAGTTTAAGTCAAGAAGAGATGGAAGATGAGTTAGTTCTTAACCAGAGAATTAACTTTCATTTTGCTTCTCTTAAAGCTAATTACCGTAACCTTGAATCCTGCCATTGGATGCGTGGTGAGCAAGTTCCTAATTGCTGGTCACGTTTAGGTCATGAGTTACCAGTCAATCTATCCAATGAATTTGATGATGCAGTTTATTTTGATATTAATGTTATTGAGTCACAGCTATACCCAGAGGGTGTTGGTGTTGTTGTTGCTACTGTACCTAATAATGGAACCCGTAAGCCTATCCAACGTCCGGCATCTGTCCGGAGAATAAAGGCTGATGTGTTGCTCTCGGATGCCTTGTCTATTCCTAGGCGTGTCATAACTCAGAAAGATATGATTGATAAAGGTTTCTTAACGGAACCTGCATCTGGTGCTATCTATGATGTTCGTATTGTCATAGATTCTAAGGCACTTGAGCATGAGGATGCTCCTACTTATGGTTTCAATGTTGAAACTCCTGATAATCGTACATTGCATTGTACGTGGGCTACCAAGGAAGCTCACTATATTATGGAGTTGCTTGGTATAAATTTCATGCGTCCTCCTCGTCCTAAGCATATTCAGCCTTTTGAATATACCACTTGTGATGTTGGTTACTTTAAGTTACCTCTTCGTTATTCGGGTTGGAAACGATTCATTGATGAGTTGAACTCTTCTTACAATGCTCTTTGTGATTTGGATGATGGCTTTGGTACTTCACCTGATAATGATTTGCCTGCTGAGGTTGGAGCTGGTGGTAAACCTCAGCGTTTACAATCTGATGAGGATATTGTCAGGGCTTTGCGTGCTCAGGATGAGAAACGTCCTTTGTCACGTTCTGATATTAGACGTAGGCGTGATCACGCTCGTGAGAAATTAGCCAAACAACAAGGTGAAGATGTTCAGCTTGTTGAGATGAATGACCCTGTTGATGATGTGTTTAATCTTAGTAATGATCAGGTTCTTAATATTGATGATCTACCCAACTTATAGGAGGAATAATGGTATATAAAAACACTTATAGGAATTGCGATTGTGGTGAGGGATCATGTCCTGAACCACATGTACGTAATCCTCAACGTGGAAGTTACTTGGATAAGTACTTCGCTAATAGAGATGTAGTCCAAGGAAAGAAAGAAAAAGGAGGAATAAAGAGATAAAAAAAGAGTCATTGGAGGAATATGAAATGGCTGTTACCGATAGGTATGTTAATACTTATATATTTTATTGTTGATGAAGCTGAGAAGACTACGGATTTGTCTTCTTGTGATCCAACATGTCAAGTTTATGTATCAAGAGTTATTGATGGCGACACGTTCGTTGTCAGTTCTGGATCAAGAATTAGAATAAGTGGATATGATGCTCCTGAGTTGGGTGAGGCTGGCGGTTATCAAGCCAAGTCTTGCTTAACTAATAGTATTGAGGGTAAACGTATCCGCATTTCATTACAAGGACGTGACTATTACAACAGACATGTAGCAACTGTTCTGTCTCATAGAGTCACATGTTAGAAGGAGATACTATGACTAGTATTGCTGAATTGAGCGCTCGTGCGCAAGAAAATGGAAATTGGGATGAATTAGTCCCTAATGATAATTATGTCAAGGATTCACTTGGGTTTACTATCCCATGTGATGGTTTTAAAGGTGCAGTTACTGTGCAATCAGTTACTTTCTCTACAACCAGCAAGGACAATCCTGCTATTGGCATTCAACTTAAGACAGAGGATGACATCCTATTTTGGACTAACCTCTACTTCTCAGATAATGATAGTTCAAATCTTATTACTCTTAAGAACCTTGCTGTTCTTGGTTGTGATGGTGATTTCCTAGCAGATGCTGATGAAGATGATATAGCAATCCAACTTCAAGGTTCGGATGCTGTTAATGTACGTATACGACACCAAGCTGGTGATGATGATAGGATTTTCCTCCGCTCCTCATTCTCACCTGTTATGGATGAAGATGCGTCACCTAGCGAAGATGATGTAACCATTGAGGAAACATCTAGCGATTGGTAATCAGATTGACCCTTGCCAGCTACTTCGGTAGCTGGTGAGGGTTGCTGGTTTTTTTTACTTTTTCGTAAGCCGGACCGGGGTTTACGCTTTGATCAGTTGCCCTAAGTGAGGTTATGTATGTGGAATTTTTTATGGTTTTTTTGTGTCCCTTGGATGCCATCAGCAATGATGCAAGCTAATGATTATGAGAGGTGGGGTCATGATGTTGATCGTTGGGCTCCTATAGTAGAGTTAGCATTAGATGCGTATGGTATTCCAGAGGAGTTTGATACGTTTATGCGTGTAATGCATTGTGAGTCCCGTGGCGATCCTAATGCTCATAACACGTTTGTTTATGATAATCCTAAGGATCAAGCTTCTGGTTTGATGCAACATATGCCTAGGTGGTGGGATGATCGTGCTAAGAATGCAGGTTTTGAGGGCTATTCTCCTTTTGATCCTGTTGCGAATATCTTTACTTCTGCGTGGTTGTTGACTGCTCGTGGTGGTGGTTGGACGCATTGGGCTTGTTACTAGACAAAACTTTGTCTATTTCGTAGATACACCCCCCTCTTCTTTCCCTGTATTCCTTGATGGGGGGTGTATCTATTTATATTAATTATATTTATTTTAGTAGTAGTAGTAGTAGTAGTTTCGTGCTATAATCGCAGGTCAGGAGGCTTTTATGAGACTAGACAAATTATTGACAAAACTCGGCATATATGGACGAAAACGTGCATATATATCGGAAAGTTGGGACAGACCTCGCCCCGAAGTGTGTGAAGTGGAGATCTGTGATCGCCCCGTGTACACTTTGTCTTGGTGTAATGCACATTATCAGCGTGCTCTTAAATTACGTAGAGAAGGCGCTGATAGGATGAAATGGTTTAAAGCAATGAACTCGCCCATTAGAGAAAGAAAGAAAAAAGATGAGGAAAAGAAAAGAAAAGAGAAGTAATGGTTTATACAGATGAACATTTTACATTTACATTAAATGAGCCTGAAGCGCATGCTTTGCAATTAGCTGTAGCTGATCAGCTCATGATGTTTGCTAACATTGTGTTAGACCCCGAAGTATCCAATGAACCTAACGATGAGGGACATAGTACCTTATCTATGGCTAAGGATATTTTAAATCGTTACCAAGGTATCTTAGACAAGATAGATTTTGGTAATCATGGCATTTTAGATGCTTGGAATAAAACTTATGAGATTATGAAAGAAGAAACATTAATCCCTGTTGAGGATAATGTTATAGAAGTTGATTTTAAAAAGGAGATTGACGATGCAATCAACAACACTGATGAAGAAGATCAATGATAAGCAAGCTACATTCACTGACCTTAAGCAGAACCTAGAGTTCCTTAAGCAATGTAGAGTTGACTTAATTGTTGATAGCGCTGAGGTAGAATGCCTCACGCCTATGGGTATACAAACCCCTTATATTGAAGATGCTATTACTGATGCTGGTGTAGGTATGCCAGCTCGTGAATGGGAACTTACACCTCATGCTTTTAGGCAATGGTGTGCTAAGTTTGGTGTTCCTAGCAAGTACCTATCTAGCTTAGCTGAATGGGGTGGTCCCCTTGAATATCAGCAACTATCTATGGATATTATGCGTAACCATATGAAAGTTGACAACAAACGTATCCTTATACGTGGATTGCAATACGAAGATGAGTATATATGTCGTGCGGTTCTGTCCCCGTCATATAGCTTCATTGAGAACTTTGATGTCATAACTGCCGTATTTCAAGGGCT